AGAATGATTGTCTACTGTTGAATATCAACTGCCTCGGAATAGTTGTCTTGACCTGCACAGTCTTTCCGTTGATAATCAAGTCGTGACCTGCATCGCCACCAGTAAGCACTCTGTCATCAACCGATACACCATAGACCTTAGCAACTGCTCTCTCGCCTAAGTGACCCATGAGGTTTACCGCCCAAGAAGTATTTTTCGCATCAAATTTTCGATCTGTCACATTGAACTCTTGCTTGTCCTTACGCATAGCGCCAATAAATATAAGTGAAGAATCAATTTCATCTGGGGTTAGATAAACCGTAATCATTTTAGTCAAATCTTCATGTGTTCTTTATGCTTACATGCGCGACACTCTCGAATCAAATCTTTCCCGCACATTTTGTGCATCCATTTGACCTTAATCTCGCATTTAGGACATATATCGTTCATCGCTCCTCCTCGCTACACGCCTCAAGCGGTAACTGTAATAACTCTGCTATATCTGTCCAACCGTAGATCGTGTTAGCCCATGTATTCAAATCCTCGGTGTGAACTCGCATAGAGTGTGTGCCTACCCTGATATTGGTTCTACCAATCGGGCTGTGTCCAGGTTTGGTCTTTCCCCCTGAAAGAATCTCGGCGACTTCTTCCCTTGAGAAGCCCGTTCCCTTGGTACTCGTACTGGTCAGTAACTTATTAAGTTCCTGGGAATCATAAGTGGCAAGGTCCGAGGTGCGGTTGTCCACAATAAGAATCTTGATTTCTTCAATGTCATCCACCTCAATCCAATGCACGGCTATCTTCTCCCAGCCTAATTGAACTGCTGCCTGGAGTGTGTGGTTTCCCGATACGCAATGCTTTGTAGGGCGATTGACCACGATCGGTCGGTATTGCCCCATAGTTGAAAGGGACTCAATGATTGCCCCAATGTCACCTTCCCGCGGATTCAGCGGATGTGTCTGGATTTCATTTACCGATACGGTTTCAACATCCTCGGGTGAACTCTCCGAGCGCTCCTCAATCCGTTCTGGCTTTTCCATAATGCGCTCTGGGAATCCTAAGCGCTCTTTGATGCCAGCGTTGGCTTTGCTCTTAGTCTTTCCGAACTCATCGTAAAGTTGCTCTTTCCACGCATCATAGGCTTCTTGCTCAATGCTAAATTTCCATGCGGCGATCTTTACCTCTGGGTCATCTTTAAGAGTGTTGCCGCCCACGGATTCTTTTTGGTCTCCAGAAATAAGGCGATCTAAAGTCTCAACCTCGGATGCAGTAAATCCTGTGCCATCCAACTCAGGGAGCGCTTGCAATAGGCTTTTCAGAAGTGGCTCATTATATCCAGCGAGGTCGGTTAAACGATTATCGGCTAAAACAATTTTCTTTGCTGTGTCATCGTCTACATCAACGAGAACTGCTTTTATCTTTTTCCAACCCAGTTTCTTAGCCGCTTTGAGCGTGTGATTACCTGCGAGAACATGCTTGGTACTCGCTTGAACCACGATAGGGCGATATTGACCATGAGCAGTAAGCGATAGCGCAATGGCATCTATGTCTCCTCGTCTGGGATTAGTTGGGTAAACAGTAAGTGAACTGATTGCCACACTTTGAATGTTTCCCGTCTGGATATTGGCTTTCACTAATCCCTCTCATAAGTAAAGGCTAAGAAATCTTAGGTAAAGGTTTATACCGCTGGCTTTGCTGGACGACCACGGCGGCGAATCACTTTGCCATTCTCATCGTACTCAGGGGTGCGGTCAATATCGTGGCGGATGATTTTGTAAATCAACTGCTCGGATACTCCCATAGCCTTTGCAATCTCTTTGTAGGTAATTCGCTGCTTACGAAGGCGGAGAATCAACTGCTTACGGCGCTTGCCAAGATCAGAAATCTGATTTTGGTGTTCACGCATGGCATCGGTAATCATGCGGACTTCTTGAAGCCCACGACCATCTAATTCTTCAGCCGTCTGTGTGTCGCTCATTTTGTCTCTCCTTCGAAAATTTGTGTCCAGTCAATATCGTCATCTTTTTTGGCAAATAACTTCTTATGTTTTTCTATTGCTTCCATCTCTGCCGCCATTCTTGCTTTTTGAAAAGCCAGGGCGTAGCCGATAAAGATAGGTGCGAATAATACAAGAGTAGTAAATAATCCCACTACAGTCAAAATTAAGTTCCAGTTCATCTTTTTCCCTCTTTCCTTGCCCCTCGTATGTAAATCACTAATGAATTTCTATCGTTCTGTGGTGTTAAAAAAATCAGGGATTTCATGTACTTGGGTGAGTCATCTGGCAAAACACCCGCATCCACGATTCCGTCTATCGCCGCTTTTACTGCTGGGTTACAGGCTCCGACATCCTGTAAGCGACCCCCTTTTTGGTGGGGTTCAACTGTGACTGAAATCCATTCCATCTCTGGAATCTTCTCTGATTTTGCCAAGACATGAAATGCCGAGCGCCAGGTCTTGACCAACTCAGCCCTCTGCCATCTGTTGCCAGCGCGTTCGCCGTTGGTCGTCCAAGGGCGCTGCGCCAACTCAAGTCTGTAGACAAGTTGTTCGTGATCATCAATCCTGCACAGGCAATCCATGGCTTAAAGATAAGGGTCACCTGAACTCCTGTCGAATTCCCATTTTTCCCCATCGTTGAAGATTTTCCACGCTTTGCCGCTGTCATCAATGAACGGAATCTCCTCGGCGGACTCAACCTTGGTAAGCAAAAATCCTCGCTCCCTCGCCTTGTCTCGATTAGATTCGACCCAGCCGTGACATCCAGTAACCCCAGAGCCGCAGAGAAGAATCAAGTTAGCGGCAAGATGCAACTGCGTATTACGAGAGCCGCCCATGCCCCGTGGAACCCTGTGATGAACTGACCAGCCAAAATTGTCTGGACCGCCATCACATTTCTCACATCGGTAATTGGCTCGATAGAAAACGGTGAAGCGAACTTCTTCGCCAACTTTTAATTTAGGTTTTGCCATTGAAGTCTCGCGTTCGATAAAGATTCTGTGCAACCAACGCAGATATGTTCGCTCGTCTGTAACGCCGTGATCGTAGCCAATCGGCATATCGGAATATCCTCATAAGTCAGGTGCCACCTCTCCTGTATTTGTTTCCATATCAGCATCGGGGTTACCTTTCGAAAATACTGCTCGTATTTGATTCATGTAGAAATTAACTTGCTCTGGCGTTGCTGCTTTCTTTTTACCCTCTGCCATCTCCAGCATGTACTCCTCAGTTTTCTTTGCCTCTCTCTCACGCTCTAAATCTCTGAGCCACGCTTTGTTGATGTAGACAGGGGCGATTACTTTATCGTCATTGCTGTAATGCACAGAAACAAAACGCTTTGCGAACTCAAAAGCAATATCGCTGTAAAGCGCTTCATTCCATGCCAGAATCTTTCCCTCATCGGCTTGAAGCCGCGTATCAAAAAGACAGGCGTAAGCAAAAAGTTGTGCCACCTCAGAACGGTTCATTTTCTAATGCCCTTCCTTCTTCGACACTAAACCTTTCGGCAATCTCTAGCGCTCGCATCACCGATGTCTCGGTACGGGTGATCGTGCTACCGCGCTTTGGTAAGGCTTCATCAGTCCATCGCTCCTGATTTAACCAAGTCGAGGCGTGAGCGGTGAACTCATCCTGTCGGTTAGGGTCCGAGGCGAATCTCTTTGCTCCTTCAATAATGGCATCAACTGAAGCCTTTTTACAGGCTTTGAGAAATGCTGTCCTTGCTGCGCCTTTGGCTTCTTTCCTTGGATAGATAGCCCAGAATAAATTGAACTCAGAATCCGAAGGATTCGCTATCTTTATATCTTTTATGGGTATGGGTATGGGTATGGGATGGGTATGGGGCGGTTGAACTTCGCCCTCTGTTACGGTATCTGTTCGCCGTAACCCTCTGGACTTAGCCATTCGCTCAGCGGCTAATTTACGCTCAGTTTCTACTCTTTCCTTGGTAAATTGATACTCGGAGTAGGACAGAATGACGACTTTATCTGCCACGATTTCCCACAGGTTCGCATCAACTAAAGCAGCGATTCGAGACGACTTGGAGCGAGATTCGATGAAAGTTCGAACGATGTTCAAGGGGATTACGCCGTCAGTTAGATAGCGGCTCGAATAACAAAGAGCCGTCATATACAACCTGAACTCATCATCCTTCAATCCTTTTATCTTTGGATGATCAGGAAACGAATCATCAATTTTTACCCAAGTCATTCTCTCTCCTCAAGATTTAGAAGTGATGCCCACAATTCGGACATAATTTCTTTTGCTGGCGTGGTTCTATTTTTCGATTATCTATGAACTCGGGTAACACATAGACCTTGCAACGGTTACGAGTATCTTTCAATCTCGCAATTCGCTCAGTCAGATGGAGAACGGACAATACACCCGATGCCGACCCATGGTGAAGTCCAAGCGCATCAGCCAACTCTTTCCAGGTTGAACCATGTACGCCCCGATTGGCAAGGTAAGTAAGCGCCGCCATCTGGCGCTTACCTGTAGTTCCATCTGCATCCTGAACTCTCGCTCGTTCCTCAGATGAATCTGACCCTGACCAACCCGAGGTGCCGTTATACGGCGCTTCAGGAAACGCTAACTGTGTCATCGCTTAACTCCTTGGTGGTTGAAGTTTCAACTACTAGGGAAGTGCCAACACGGGTCTGAGCCTCCTTGAAGGAAATTCGTAGAGTCTCAAGAATCGCTGGCTCGATCGCATCTTTGTACTTTGTGATGTAAGCACCTAATTTTGCAAGTGTTTCCAACTCAGATGCTTCGCCAATAGCCTTGGCAAGCGCTGTCGTATCTACTACGACCTTATCGGAACGCTCGTAACTCTGACTGTCTGGGTCAGGCTCGTCTGTCGGTAAAGATAGTGTCTGGAGGAGAGCGGTACGAAATGCGACAGACATCGCCTTAGCGGTCGCCTTATCTCCTGAGTCCATTGCCTCACCTACAACCGTGGCTTTAATAGCATCGCCACCAGCACCAATGAAGGTGTAGGTAACTTTGACTTTTACATGACCCATCACGGTGCGGTTCTTGCCGATTTCAACTGCGGCATATTCATAATCCTCAACTGATGGCACAACGATCACGCCATACTTTTGAAGTGCGGGTGATACTGCATTAACGACTGCATCAATTCCACGGAAGTTAAATCCCTGTGATGCGTTACGGTCATTTTTCTTTACGGCTCCAACTTGCTTCATCACTTCATTGAGTGCTTGAGCAATGGTCAAGACTTTAGTTTCTGACATGTGATTCTCTCTCTACTCGGTTATGAACTTGACTGATGTTTGTCCAGGTACAACTTCAACATCAGGGATAATTTCACCCTGGGTTGATATTAGTACACCTTCCTCGGAAATCAAAACCTTTAACGCAGATTTGTCCACATCAGTTTTGATTCGTAGAAGTGCTGGGTCATTGACTTTTGCCCACTCAATGAATTTAGATTCATCTTTGAACTCAATGTGTGACTGACCAGCCGTAGTCTTGAGTGTGCCGTGGGGTAAAGTTACCGTTTTGCGACCCTCAGAGCGCTGTAGCAGCGCGTAAGGGGTAAGGATTGCCTCAAAGTACAGGGCATCTCGGTCTAGGGCTGTATTGACCGTTGAGAGCCATTCTGTGATGCGGATAATCTCTGCATCGTAGATCGCTTTGTTCTCGGCTTGCTTACGGCGAATGACGGCTAATTTGCGAATTGCCCAATCAGCCTTCTGGTCGTTATCAACGACAAAGCCCTCATTTTCCGCTGCGATTGATGATACAGCGGGATTATCGAACTCATTTATATCTGGTTGTGTTGTCATGTTGCTCCTCTCATAGCGAGAGGATACACACCCCCAGTTGGGTATGTCAAGTCCTACAAGCCGATGATTTGCCCAACATAGATGGAGCCACCGACAATGGCGGCAATGATCAAAGCGCCAACAGTACGAACTACCCACTCGGAGCGTGATTCCATCTTTGCAACTCTGTCGGTGATCGTTTCCATCGCCTGTTGAAAGCGAGCAGAATCAGATGAGTAGACATCGCGGCGAACATAAGTCTCACCGATATTGCTGTTGATTTGTTTGACTTCCGTGGTTAGGTCATCAAGCCTACGCATAATTTCCCCGAGGGTTACTTCGTGTTCTGCCATGATTACCCTTTGAACTCAGGACGACCAAAGCCGACAACTGCAAGAGGCAAGCCCTTTTTTGTACCCTTTTTGTAGGCACGAACTTTCTTTGCAACTTGTCCACCGTTTCTCTGGTCACCCTTCTTATCTGGACTGGTATTGCCTTCAACGCAGGTAACTGTTCCGTCACCATTATCTTTCAAAACAATTCCCACATGGGAGATTCGGTCTACACCATCGCCAGGAAAATCAAAATAAACTATGTCGCCAGGTTGAGGTGTTGCTGTTTCTGCATCGTGCCAAGCCTTATTCTTTTTGAAGGCAGTTGCCCCAGCCAAGGTTGAAACAGTATTCGGAATCTTTACTCCCGCTTCATTCCCGCACCAGTTCACGAATGAACCGCACCATGGCAGAAAGTTAGCCTTCATAAAAGCGCCGTATTTTGTTTCGTTATCCTTTGGTCCTTCAATAGTTCCGATCTCTGCTCGGGCTATTGAAAGAAATAAGGCTACGGTGCCTTTTTCCATTATTTTGCCGACTTCTTTGCGACAGCCTTTTTAGCAGGTGCCTTCTTGGTGAGTTGCTTCATTCCCTCAGCCGCTACAACTTCAGCAATTCTGCCGAACATTGGGTCTTGCTTATTGATGTAGCGAAGTGCTACTGGAAGGATTGCCGCGATGCCTGAAGCCAAGATCGCCTTGGCTGTATCTGCATCAAGAGCGAACAGGTCTCCCCCTGTTGCCATAAAAGTTGCTGTGACTGCCGCTAAGAATGAGCGACCATAAGATGCGAGCATTGCTTTTTGCTGTGCGTTCATTGTGAACTCCTCTACTAGATGTATAAATAATAACCTATCGGGTTATGAACCGAGGTAGGTTAAAGATAGTGCATTAAAATAACCTGTATGGTCTACTCCCCCGACACTCAGAATCAAATCATTATCAGGGTTGTGGTCATGGTGAACTCCCATG